GAGATGATGGGTATGAAGAAGGGCGGCGCAACCAAAAAAATGGCTGCTGGCGGATCTGCTTCTTCCCGTGCAGATGGCTGCGCCGTTAAAGGCAAAACCAAAGGTAGAATGCTCAAAAACGGCGGCGCCTGCTAATCATGGCTAAGAAAGAAGTTGTCAGCAAGGCTGAACTTGAAGCTTCGGACTACACGAATCTTCGGGACTACTTGAACGCCAAGCGCGGGCTTACTCGCAAGGGTAATGAGGCTCCTGAATATAAACCGGGACGTATGCCTGCGCCCCCGTCTACTAGGGAGCCTAAAGACTACACGGTTGCTTCGGCAGGCATGCAGTCTCCCGACATGATGGAATCATTGCGCCAAGGGTACGCCGAGTTACCCGCGCGGGAAGAAAAGCAAAAAGACGAACAGTCTTTTGCGGAAAGATATCTTGGGCGTCCTGATAAAGAATCACGCGCAGCTATGCGCGAACGCGCGCCCAAGTTTATCCAGAGAGCACTAGATGCGGTCGGGCTTAAAAAAGGCGGTAAAGTTTCGTCGGCATCGTCCCGTGCGGATGGCTGCGCTACCAAAGGCAAAACCAAAGGCCGGTTTGTATGAGAGCCAGTCGCGGTATGGGGGACATCAACCCCAAGAAGATGCCCGGACCAAAGGTCAAGGCACGCCGCGACGATATGGACTTTACGCAGTACAAGGATGGCGGCAAGGTTAATGCCGCAGGTAACTACACCAAACCAAGTCTGCGTAAACGGATTGTGTCTCAAGTGAAGGCTGCGGCAACTCAAGGAACAGGCGCAGGTCTTTGGTCCGCGAGAAAGGCCCAGCTTGTTGCCAAGAAGTACAAGGCTGCTGGCGGGGGTTACCGAGATTGAAGCCTCCACAGCAATCCCTCAAAGATTGGGGGGACCAAAAATGGACCACCAAGTCTGGTAAGCCATCCAGCAAAACGGGTGAACGGTATCTGCCGGAGAAGGCTATTAAGTCGCTGACCCCTTCTGAGTATGCTGCGACGACTAAAGCCAAGCGTGCGGGCAAAGCAGCAGGCAAACAGTTTGTGGCGCAGCCCAAAACAATCGCAAAGAAAACGGCGAGATTTAGATGATTGTTTGCTCACCAACTAAACAGGCTTTTATTAACCTTACCAAAACTGCGAGGAAGTAGCCGTGTACGCAACGATTGGTGGGGGTGCCGGGTCGATGCAGGCTGGCGGTTACGATTGGGACTATGACGGCGGTGGCGGCTTTGATAGCCGTGGCGGCTTTGATAGCCGTGGCGGTGCCGTGCCCTATACTGGAATGTACTATCCAGATGCCGCTGGGGATTACGCCCGAGAGATGGATCAAGCTAATCGGCTTGATAACTTTTACGACACTAGCCCCGTTCCAGAGTTTGTAACCCCATTTTCTGACCAAGCGGCACAAGATAACACTTGGGCTAATGTAGATCCTTACGCATATGTAGCCCCCGAAGATCCCTATGCGCATATCCCCGGATACGTAGATCGGACGCAAGTAGAAAGTGGTATTGCCACGTTACCGGACTATATTCAGCGTTCTGATGTAGAAAGTGGCGCAGTGAATACGCCGTACGTAGATCGAACGGAAGTGGAAAGCGGCGCGGTGACTATTCCATACGTAGATCGAACGGAAGTGGAAAGTGGTGCAGTGACTACGCCGTATGTCACTAGGGATGAAGTAGAGCAAGGCAATCTAGATACGATTAGTCGGTTTGAACCCCCGCCAGAACCAGTGTTTGTTAATCCAGCAACGGACAACTTTTTAAACCCGCCCGATTATTCTGTTAATACGGGAGGGGGTACAACGGACTTCAATGCGAATATGGCCGCAAACGTACAAGCGGGTTTAGATGCGCAGAAAAGGGCTAATGACGCGCTTGCCGCAGCCGCTGCTGGACAACCTGTTAAGTCGTATGTTTATTCTGGAGATCCGTCTGCCATGTACACCTTATTTGGTCAACAGGCCACGGATCCCATAACTGGCACAGAAGGTAAGCGATACGCATTTGGCGGCATGACGGACTCAACTCCGCAGTTCAATAATCCGTTTGGGCCACAACCACAACCACAACCACAACCACAACCACAACCACAAGGCGGGGTTTACAACCAACAGAGCAGTAACGTGTTTGGTGGTTTTGCTCCTCAACCAACGCAGTTTCAGAATCCGTTTGGCCCACAGCAATTTACTAACGGTCAACGCATGTACAGTCCCGGCCCTATGCAGCCGCAAAATTTGTATGTTGGTGGTAATCCGCAGCAGTCGGGATTGCCTAGCCTGTTGTCTACCAACACACAGAACCAATACCCAAATGGGTATACGCCAATTGGCTCCAATCAGCAAAACTTTATTAGCAGCTACTAATGGCAAACACCTCCGGTCAGACCACGTTTAACCTTGACCTGACTGAACTGGTCGAGGAAGCTTTTGAGCGTGCTGGCTCGGAGTTACGCTCGGGTTACGATCTGCGCACAGCGCGTCGGTCACTAAACCTCATGTTTGCTGACTGGGCAAACCGTGGCGTCAACATGTGGACGTTTGAGCAGGGCACGATTACTTTGGTGCCGGGACAGAATACATATCCATTACCCAACGACACAGTTGATTTGCTTGAGCATGTGATCCGCACGAACGCCAACAGCACATCTAACCAATCTGACTTGACTATCACCCGTATTAGCGTATCAACATACGCCACGTTACCAAACAAACTGACCCCCGGTCGTCCAATTCAGGTTTGGATTCAGCGATATAACGCGCAGACATCCCCTGTGTCTGCCACGCTGAGCACATCAATCAACAGCACAGCCACGACAATCACGGTGAGTTCAGCCGTGAACCTACCCGCTACTGGGTTTGTGAAGATTGATTCTGAGATCATCAACTACGGGTACATCACCGGCAACACGCTGTACAACTGTTTCCGTGCGCAACAAGACACAACGGCAGCGGCACATACGGCAGGTGCCGTTGTTTATTGGCAACAAGTTCCTGCTATCACAGTCTGGCCAACGCCGGATAACACCAGTACGTACCAGTTTGTTTACTGGCGTATGCGCCGCACTCAAGATGCGGGCGGTGGTGTCAATGTCATGGATGTGCCGTTTCGATTTGTTCCGTGCATGGCTGCGGGGCTTGCGTACTACGTGGCGCTGAAAATTCCTGACGGCATCAATAGGCTTGAAGTGCTAAAGATGCAGTACGACGAGGCTTGGGAGTTGGCTGCACAAGAAGATCGTGAGAAAGCAGCGGTTCGTTTGGTGCCTCGGCAAATGTTTATTGGTTATGGTCCGTAAATGGGCAACAGATTTTCCTCTGGCAAAAACAGCATAGCGGAGTGCGACCGCTGCGGGTTTCGTTACAAGCTGTCGCAGCTTAGGAAAGAAGTTGTTAAGACTAAGATATATAATCTATTAGTTTGCCCCAGTTGCTGGAATCCAGATCAGCCTCAGTTGCAGCTTGGCATGTATCCTGTGGACGACCCACAAGGTGTGCGCGATCCACGCAAAGATAACAGTTACCAAGTGTCTGGTCCTTTGGCAGACGGGTATGCTGGGGGTGGTAGCCGAGTGTTTCAGTGGGGGTGGAACCCGGTTGGCGGGGCACGTTCTTTTGATACTTTGCTTACGCCAAACAACTTGGTTTTACAGGTGCAATTGGGTACAGTAACGGTTGTGACGACATAGGAGTCATCATGGACAAAAAGATGGTAAAGGCTATTGCTGACACGGAGGTGAAAGCCCACGAGAAGCGAATGCACAAAGGCGCTAAGCGCATGAAAGCTGGCGGTCCTACAACGGACGACCGCATGAAGTACGGGAAAAACCTGTCCCGTGCCATGAACCAAGGTAGCAAATAATGGCTAAGTTCAGCATGAAACGCGACGGTAAAGAGGTCGGCCCTGCTTCCGTTTACGCAGAACCCCACGATATGACGGGCAAGGCTGGTACGGATTTAAGTAACAACGGCTACGGCACTAACGCCAAGCGTGAAACGCTTGAGGATATGGCGGTTAGTGTTGGTGCTGCTCGCAGCAAACCGTACGCAGACGTTAAAGTTACGGGCATCAAAATCCGGGGGACTGGCGCTGCCACTAAGGGCACGATGGCTCGGGGTCCGATGGCATGAACTATGCCGCGCTTGTAACTGCGGTCTCTGATTACACAGAGAACACGTTTCCGACTGCTGATATGAATACGTTTATTCAGCAGGCGGAGCAACGCATTTACAACACGATTCAGTTCCCCTCCTTGCGTAAAAACGTGACCGGGGTGACGGCAACGGGAAATAAGTACCTTGCTTGCCCCGGTGACTTTTTGTCTGTGTACTCGATGGCTGTGTACCCTACTGGTGGGGAGTATTCGTACCTGCTGAACAAAGATGTTAACTTTATCCGCGAAGCGTATCCGCAGCCAACAGACACAGCTACCCCAAAGTATTACGCGCTGTTTGGTCCGCAGTCAACTAACGAAGCTGAGTTGACGTTTATTCTTGGCCCAACGCCAGACGCGATATATAACGTAGAGTTGCATTACTTTTATTACCCGCCGTCGATTGTTACTGCGGTTAATACTTGGCTGGGCGATAACTTCGATACGGTTCTGCTGTACGGAACGCTTGTTGAAGCCTATTCGTATATGAAGGGTGAGCAGGACATGATGGCGTTGTACGACGGTAAGTACAAAGAAGCGCTTGCTCTTGCTAAACGGTTGGGCGACGGCCTTGAAAGAGGCGACGCTTATAGAAATGGTCAGTACCGTCAGAAGGTTACCTGATGCCGTTTACGGGAAACTGGACTACTAACACGTTTAAGACTGGGCTTCCTAGTGGGACGTTCAACTTCAACACGGGTACGACGCAGGTCTTCAAGATTGCGCTGTATACCAACGCTGCCACGCTAAATGCTGACACCACTGCGTACACCTCCACCGGAGAAGTTGTTGCTTCGGGATATACCGCTGGCGGTCAGACACTTGTTATCAGCCAAGTACCTACTGTTGGTAATACAGGCACGACTGCGTACTGGTCATTTAATAACGCCGTCTGGACTACTGCGGTTACTGCGCGGGGGGCGTTGATCTATTTGGCAAACGGGACTACAAACCCAGCTATTTGTGTGTTGGATTTTGGTGCAGATAAAACTTCATCAACCACATTTACCGTGCAGTTCCCGGCAGTTACTAATACTTCGGCAATAATTAGGATCGCTTAGCCATGAAACAAGAAGCAGCCGCCAAAGGTGTTTTTCGGTTTGAGTGTTATGGCCCAGACGGGAAATTGAAATGGGCGGACGAGACCGATAACTTGGTTGTCAATACGGGTCTTGCTTATATGGCCGGATCGGCGCTGACTAGCGTGACCCAAATCACAACTTGGTATATTGGGTTGTATGGTGCAGCCGCATCAAACACTCCTGCGGCGGGTGACACGATGGCTAGTCACGCGGGCTGGACCGAAGCAGTTCCATATAGCAACGCGACCCGTGTGGCTTGTACTTTTACTACGGCTACGACGGCTAACCCGTCAGTGGCAACCAACTCGGCTTCACCTGCTGCATTTAGTATCAACGCTACTGCTACGGTTGGTGGTGCATTCCTGACAAGCGGCAGTGCAAAATCGGGTACGACGGGCACGTTGTTCTCTGCTGCTGACTTCTCCGCTCCGGGTGACCGTACGGTTGCTTCTGGTGATACGCTTAATGTGACGTACACGTTTAGCTTGACTGCTACCTAAAGGATGGAAGCGTGGCTGAAGGCGGGTGGGGTTCCGGTGGGTGGGGCAT